ACCCCGTGCAAGGTGTACCGGATGATTCACTCTCCGATAGTTGGCAGAAGGGAATCGAAGTACGCTACCTGATCCTTGCTAGCCTTGGCAGGATTCTTAGCAACAACATCCGCTTCCCACTTCTGCCTTGGGAAACATTCCTGCAGATACGTTCGGGTGAAGGTAGCGAATCGAGTATCATCCTTCAGGTTAACATCAAACTTCCCCTTGATATAGGATGACAAAGTAATCTTATCACCATTCGGGAGAATATAGATTGAACGCTTCATGATAGCAGACATTGAACGGTTATCCACCACACCATCCTTGGTCAATACCTTGCCTTCATTGTCTTCCTTGTACTCATTACGATACCCAAGATTGATAGCATCTTGGAAAGTAGCGGCAACATTAAACGACTTGGCAATGGTAACAAACTTTGAATAGTCCATATTGTTCCTTTCGATAGTTACTTCCCGATGCCACGCGGCGACCGGATAGGGAACCCTACTTCCGCAGGGTACCCTATCCGATATCCCCCACGAAAGAACGCAGGGGATACCGGAAATTGTTATTCATTCACGGGTGAATCTTGCTAGGATTCTTTCCGTACTTCCCGTTAGACATCCGGGAGAGTGCATACCTTGCCCCAACCAAGGGGCGGCAGGTAGTCCGAGTAGTCAAAGTGTGCGCGGGTAACCCGTTTGCATCCGGGTGTTCCACCGTTCATTCACACACCTATCGTACTTGCCGTTCACTTTCCCCTTGAGCAGGACGCGGAACGGGCGAGCGGTTGAATTGTCAAAGAAGGATCAGCAAACGGACGCTGACAATCTACAACGCATCAGCCAATTAAAACCGCAGACCATGGCAGCAAAGTCCGATAACTTATTGGGGCTAATATAGGTTATCGGACGTTGCCCTGCAGCGGTTATCGGACGTGCCGACCCCCTCAGGTTATCGGACGCGCTTGGCGGGATGACGGGGGGTTGCGCGGGGGGATTTAGGGGGGATACCCCTTCGCTAATTTTTGACCCCTCTAGTCGATTCCTCAGGGATCCCCCTAGCTTGCCCTGTGTGGGGTTGTTTGTGTTGATGTCCTCCGGTAGCCCCAGAGGGATCCGGGGACCCCATAGGAAATCGACAAGGGATTAACCGGGGGGTAAACCCCGGAGTGCTCTATTCTCTGAATAATCCTAGATCCCCTTTCGGGGACCTAGGATCTGTATGTTTATATAATATTATAATTAACACTTAGGTTAACTAGGGTTACCCTTAGGTTACCTAAGGGACTATGTATTACTATATAATATAATAACATAATTTTAAAAACTTAAAGACAGTCTAGGTTACTCAAGGTATCCCTTAAGTATCTATCTAGTAGCCCCAACTATTGGGCATCATCTAAGAGATCCCCTAGGGAACCTGATACACCCTTTGACATGTCTTCATAACGGACTCCGGCTTGGGCTGCTCTTGCCTTCTTAAGGGCTTGGGCTTCCAGCTCAAAGTTGCGGGGGGCAACCTTAGGTATCGGTGGTAACGACTGAGAAGAACTTTGTTTTCTTCCTTGGCTCTTTGCATAAGGATGTGGGTTCTTGTGAATCATATTCATGTAGGTTTGCAATGTTCCCTTTTCTTCCAAAGCTCCTGAGACTTCTAGGGATCTAGCAGCCACAGCAATTGGACTTCGGTTTAACAAAGAGTTAACTGATGTGATATCACCAACTCCCTTAGCAACCTTCATGTAATCAACTTCCTCATCACCCGTGACTCCTTCTACAACTTCACTAACGCCTCTACCAATACTCTCTACAGCCCCGGTAGCAGCTCCCATACCGATGGACTGCATTGGACTACCGTAGTACTTCCAAGTGCCACCAGACATGTAGCTCAGACCGCTTAAGCCAGCCTCTAGAGCACCAGACCACATTCCCATGATAGGGGCAGACTTAGCTACACGAACAGCAAAGGCATGTGGGTTATCTGAGAACTCTTCAAGGATATCCTCGCCATCTCTTCCGGCTATCCACTCACGGAGTAGACCGATAGTGGCATCCAATGTTCCATAAAGAACTATGTTAGCGGCTAAGTACCGAAGTGTATCGCGGCTACCATAATCCATTATAACATTATCTTGGAACCCACGGATGTAGGAGCTAAGAGCATACCAGAGTTTACCAAGTGGTGTCTTGGAATCAATCGTAGTGACTCGACCCAAACCAATAGGTTCAGGTGATGATGTCTTAACCACCAGATCTTCTAGGGCAAGTCCGTAAGAACTAATAGCTTGCTCTAATACTTCTGGCTTAATACCATCAACAGGATGAGTGGTAGCATGCCAATATACATCAACCATGTTGTGTAGATTAACCCGACCCTCACCCTTCTTGTCAACCTTCTTAATTAAATATTCAAGATGTTTAATCTTCTCGACAGAGTTTAAACCATACTTCATAAAGACTAGAGCTTCCTTTGGGTTGAACCCGAAGCCAGTCTTTCTAGCCAATGTGTAGAATTGTTTACGGAGCTGATTCTCTGCTCCTGCGCTTGTCTCTGCAGCTGCCATATAGTCCTGCATGAGTTTCATCATGGCAGGATCTTCTAGGGCTACTAGTAGCTTTTGAATTCTACCTTTCTTAATATGACCATAGATCATACGCTGTAGTCGGACCTTAGCCATTGATCTGGTTATATTGGTGATCGCTTGTAGCGAACCAATAGTCTCAGCAACTCTAGCTCCAGACTCTAGAACACGAACGCCTCTATCTATCATACCCGTTGCAGGGCGAGGATTAATAAACTTACTCTTGATCTTAGATCCAATTGTAGAATCTAATTCAAACGCTCCTTGATTTGCCTCACCCAAGAATCGGGAACTAAACTCATACTTAATATTCTCCAGACCGAAGATCATGTCTCCAAGCTCAGAGTTATTCATAAGAGAGTTCTTTGAGACTCGGAAGTCTCCGACCACAAACCTTAAAGCACTAATGAGATTACCCGGAAGATGTAAAGGATTTGACTTTAGCGTTTCCATCATAAGCTCAGGCAATGCTCCAAGGAAGTAACCAGTAGCAACCTTAACTTTCATCAATGCCAATAGGCTTCTTGCAGCCGCTTGATCCTGATAAGGAAGCATAGGAAGAGTATCTGCATTAGATGCATATTCATCCTTAAGTCTTTGAATACCTTCCGTAACATCTTGGAGTCTTGCAGCCAACTGTCCGGGAGTCCAATTCTCAGCTTTAGCTATAGTTTCTAAATTCTGTCTGGACTTACTTGCGATATGAGGAAACACATCAGTGATTCTTACATTGCGAGTACCCATGAGTCTATCAAGTTCTCTCTGGAAGATAAGTTCAAATACTCTACCATTCATAAAGTAATTATAAGACTCAGCTAGATTGGTTCTAATGTGTTTTAGAATAACAGGATCAGATAGTACTTCTTCAGGAATCAAACCGGGAACAGCCAAAGCTGTCTCCGCTGCCTGATCAACTACCATCAGAGGTCTATCAATGTTAGTACCAGTGTTTCTCTGGTACTCACTGTATGCACCCTTCTTTGTCTTATAGTCTAACATCTCATTCATCTCAACTTCAATAAGCTCTCTACCCTTTAGGTAGTCTTGCCACCGTTGGGTATACAAAGACTTATTGCCATTGATTGCTTCAATGTAACGAACTCTATCGGCATCAGCTAGTTCACTAATAACCTTAGGCATTCGATATAATGTGATAACACCACTCTTATCATTTGTAAGAACAAAGTAATTCTGTGAGTCAGAACCATTAGCCAATGTAGCTAGAACACCTTTCTCACCAACAGTAATTGGATGTTCAGATATCTTTAGACCAGCTAGAGTCTCAGGGCTAAAGCTCTGAGTTGACTCACCGGGTCTAAAGTCTCGCTTGCCAGCAAACAAGGCAGTACCTCTCGCCTCTTTTGATGGAGCAACGTCTAGCCAACCAAGAACAATAAGTGTATTGATGTCTAAGATTGGTGACTTTAACTTACGAGTTCTACGAGCCTTTACAAGACCCGCTACAAAGAGAGCACGATCAGTTGGACTCATAGCTGAGAAGCTTTCATGGTTCAACTGAACTGGAGCATACTTCATAGGATCAAATGGCGTACCATCAGCAGCATTGCTATTAAACAAACCTGTTTCATTCTGTAAACCTAATATAGTTTGATTGGTCTGTCTTGTAATTTGTAACAACGAATTAGCTTCAACAGCAATGGACTTAGCTAGGTCTGGGGATAGACCAAGAGCAACAAGATCAGCAGGGGCAATAATAGTACCCTCTGAAAGCTTTGTATAACTTAGTACACCAACAGCTCTAACCTTATCTAGAGCTAGTCCACTATCCTTCAACTTTTTATTGAGTAAGAGTTGTTGTCTAGCAATACGGGTAATCATCCGGGCTTCATCAGACTTACATTGTCTTGCAGTTCGGAAAGCTTCCTTACCTGCTCCAACTAAATGTCCTGACTGTGCTCGGTTGTCTTCAAACCAACGAGACAGGAATCGAATATCCTTCTGTAGATTTCTAATGGTCTTACCAGTCTGACTAGCTGCTTGACTTGAGTTAGCCATCCAACTCATCATAGCTCTCCACCAGTTTCTAGATGATCGCTCACTACCACCAAAGATTGCTCCAATGAGACTACCTTGACGTAGCAATACTGATGCACCTTCGGCAGAGTTACTGACACCAGCATCAATCATCCTACCCATGTCACCTCTAGGTGTTTCCTTTATTGGCTCTATTGGGAGATCCAACTTCTCAGGAACACCCACTTCATCACCAGCCTTAGGGGCTGGAGCGGGAGTTGGTTCAGGTGGTGTAGGCACTGGAGACTCTGCTTTAGTGGCATCACTTACTTTCTTTCGAGGAGTCTTAGACTCCTTGGCAACTAAAGTAAATGCAGTAGCATCCTCAGATGATTTAACAATATTCAATTCATCCAAAAGAATAGGAGGCATGTAAGCATCACCAACTTCCTTGGCAGCAAGTACCATGAGCTGACGCTCTGATAGAGACTTGAAACCCGGAACAGTAGCAAGCTTCTGAACATTCTCAGCCCGTAGCTTATCTACCGCAATCCAGAACTTGGATATACCCTCATCACCAAAGACAGCTCTGTTAGCTTCAACAATTGCTTTGTTGATAGTAACAAACTTTGTCCACAGTGCCAACAGCGTAGGAGAATACGTATCAACTGATTGATCTATATTCTTCATGCGTGTCCAGTAGTTCTTTAAGAATAACTTTAAGAACCCTTGGTCCATTCCGTTGTCACGAAGTAAATCTTTATCATCATTAACAACCCGCTCTATTCTTTCTGTCTCAGTAGTCTTAACAACGTCTGATACAGTCTTTCGTGGAGCAGGGGGAGCAATGCCACCTGTCTTAGTAACTCTAACTGGTGCGCCTTCGCTGGCTGCAAGTGGAACCGGAGTTGAAGGTAGATCTTCCACAGGTGCTACAGCCGGAGCTGGAGTTGTGGTTGGTTCTACTACCTCAACCTTAGGAGGTTCAACGGCAGCTGTTACAGTCTTTATTGGCACACCTTTCTTAACCTTAATCTTTGTTACAGAAGGAACACCCGCCTTAACCTTAGTTTCAGTAACACCCTTAACAACCACAGGTGCATCAGCTTGAACTGGTATTACTACACCGTCTGAGAAGACGAGAGCATCAACGCCCATTCTATCTGCAACCTTCATAGTGGATGCCATCTTAACTTCGTTAGCCATGAACTCAGCTGCGGTCATAGTCATTACTAGTGGCTTCTTAGGAACAAACGACACAGCTTCTTTGGTTGACACATCACTGTTTTCAATGATGGCATCAACTTGTTTCTCTGGTCGTAGTACAGCTTCTGGAACATTACCAGTAACTTCCGAAGTAGCTCTAAACAATGTACCCTCTTCCACCTTTGTAACAGGTGTCATAACTGGAGGGGCATCGGTCTTTTTACTTCTAGCAGCCAAGGCTTGCTTCTCTAGCAAGCGACTTCCAGCATCAATTGGAGTAGACACTTGCTTTGGAGTTGGAGCATCTTCGGCTTGCTTAACAATCGCCTTAACTGACTCTGGCTTTTCTACTGCCTTAGTAACAACCTGATCCATTTGCTTAACATGCGCTAGAAGAGAGTCTTGAGTTTCTACTAGCTTAGCCTTTGGATCATATTCAATAGCCTTACCAATAGCAACCATCTTATCATACAACGCATTTCTGCGGTTGCCAATAGTTCTATCTTCTACTTTCTTACCAAGAAGCTCGGCTGACTTAGAAGCTAATTCTTTATCGGACTCAACCGATAGCAAAGCTTTAGCTAGCGTAACTTCTTCTGGGGTTAAGAGAGCATTGTTTGTGAGATTATTCCATGTCAATGCTCTGTCAAACATAATAGCACTGAATTCTTTTTCAGTGGTTGGTACAAACTTACCAGCATTTTGTTTAGGTGCAGATCCTAGTTTGGTTTCACCGTCTGCAGTTTCTCCTTGCTGGGCATTCTTACCACCTTTACCTATTCTCTTGTCAGAGATGACTTGGTTTCTGCGTAGTGTTGAAGCAAGCTTAAGCAAAGTTTTTTCAGTTGGCAAAGTACCGGCTTCAAGTTTGCTAACAAGATATGGTTTATGAAAGTATAGCGTACTGAGTTGTTCGGTTGTAAGTTTCTTTTCTCCATACAATCTAACAATAGTATCATCTAGATTTGCTACAGTAAGTTCTGCACTGCCATCGGAAATAGCAGCAAGTGTTGTAGCTTCCTTTACCTTAGCTTCTTTTGCTTTGACTGCTTTCTTTGCCTTAGGCGTTTTAGCAGCCTTGGCGGCTTTACTTGGTTCCTTTGGTTTCTTAGTAGAAGGAAGTTCCCACTTACCAGAAGTTTCATTTAAGACAATAGCCCCAGTAGTAATCATTTTATGAATACCAGCTAATGCTGCTTCAGGGGTCATGTTTGGAGTATCACTTATCTTTTGAATCAATGCTGCATCAATGTTCTTAAGCAAAGTAGGAATACTCAGATGAGTAATATCCTTGTTGCTTAGGAATGCGGCAATCGAATCAACAGCAATGTCCTTAGAAGACCAGATAGGAAGATCCATATCTCGCATACTCCAATCAACTTCAGACATTACACCTTCAGGTACTTCAAGTATTTGTTGCGTATCAAAGACAGCCCAGTTGATTACATCTTTTCCATTGGGTCCAACTTCCTTAACGCGAAGTCCATCAAACCCATTGGCTTTAATAAAATCAACTAAGAGTTGGTTTTCTATATCACTCCAATAACCCAATGAAATAGTGTTGATTGCTTGTTTAATTCGATACGGTTCATCTGCTTTCTTAATTGTTTCATTCAGATATGCTGAAAGAGATAGCTCACCAGATTTAAAACCCCTTTCTATAACTTCTAAATGCCCTTTTACTTTATAGTTAAATGGGCGAGAAACTGCAATAGCCCTCTGTACAATACGACCAGTGCTACCAGTATAATCCTCAGCAAAGCTTTTGCTCTCTGTGAAGAATACTAATCCCATCTTATTTAATTGAAAGTTATCAAACTCAAAAGTAGTGCCATGAGATAGGAGTAATGGTTTGCCCGTCTTTTTATCTACAGCCACGCTATCCCCAAAGACCTTTTGGAATCTTTCTACGGGATCTAGAGAAGGAACAGGAGCAACATAAAGATCACTTTTACTTTTAATATCAGCTCTTAGTACTGTTTCAATATTATTAAGAGATGCTTGTATAAAGTTTGTTTGACCCTTGTCTTCAATATCAATTCCAATAATGCGTTTTAATGAATTCCACACTACTTGTGTAAAGGAATTCTTTGATGCTCCAGGAGATTTATTTAACCCCTGTACTTCTAGATCTACAAATAGATTTCTAAACTTTTCATTTGCTAAGAACTCAGCAATGAATTCATTTAGATTAGTTAAACCATAAGTTAACCGTCTACCTTCTTTAGTAGTCTTATCTATTCCCAGTCTATTAACATGATCATTAGCATCACGATAAGCTTGTATTAACTCTGCAACAGCTAGAGATTCTTTATATAGAGTTGACTCTGGATTAGTAGTTGCTAACTTAGCTTGCAGTTCTCTATCCCAACGGAAGTCATTTATATCTAAAGGACGATTAGTATTTATTTTTTGTGCTTCTAAAATAGCATCAATCTTATTCCAGACACCAGCATGTATAATCTCATGGACATTAATATTACCACGATCAAATCTAGTGTTTAAGCTTATAGTATTTAGTCTTGAGAAGAATCTACCACCCACATTATCTGCAAGCTGTGTACTCTTAAAGACTTGCTTAGCTAAAGTAGTATTATCTAATACTTTTAAAAGAACAGCGGCAACATCTTTATCTGCTTCAGTAACTGCAGTTTTAGTTGCAGGATCTAGTAGATTGTTTAATGTGTCTTTGACAGTTCCAATTAAAACATCAGGAGTATCATAGTCTACATCCCTACGGATATCAACATCAAAGACACCTTCTGTTTTGAGAGTATCAATGTAATTCTTATGATGTACCAAAGTAACCAGATGAGCAATATCTGCAAAGCCATTATTCTTATAATAGTCTTTTAAGGTATGCATCAACGGTTGATTCAAGTATGGATCGTTTCTTACTTGTTCTAATAAAGCAAGTCTATCAGTTTCACTAAGACCGTTCTTAATAGCCCCTTCGTCAACAGGGTTGTCTAGCAACTCCATAAGCGAAGTAGCTTTGGTTCCCCAGAAGGTATGTGAGTATCGACTAGGTTTATTTAGAGGATCTAAATAATTAGTAGCTTGCATCTGGGCTAGACCACGATCTTCATAAGTAGCAGCTAAGATGGTTTCAAAACCACCCTGAACTGATTCAAAAGATGAGGCTCCCATGCTAAACAATCTTCGTTGCATGAACTTGATACGATCATTTTTACTCATTCCAACTAGTTTTGCATAGTCTGGAGTAGTAAGTAAGAAGGCAGTCTTAATAAGCATAGATCCAAACTGGGTTTGCTTATATGTACTATAGACATCAACCAAGTCTTTCATATATACAGTAGGATTGCCCTTCATGTCAATAGCTTGTCTGCCATTGCTCTTTAGGATTGTCAATGCAACAATCAGAGAAGGATCTCTATCACCTCTCATAATGAGATTATATTCACCACTAGTTAACATAGCTCTCTTAACAACTTCTGGACTATGCTCTGGTAGGTTCTTAACTATCCAGTCTTTTACAAAAGTGTTAAACACATTAGAGGCAATATCACTTGATACTGTCTGTGCATTTACTGCAGCTGCATATGCTCTTGATAAGTCTGGAACAGAGATAGCTTTAGATGCAGCCATATCCATTTCAGTCAAACGATTAATCAAACCATTAACAACAGTGTAATGATCTGAAGTATCAAACATAGTGGCTGCAAGTATAATGCCTTGTTCCATGCTGTTGATGATAGATCTAAAAGAAGATACTTCAATTGGAGCCATCTGTGATACAGCGAACTGTGCTTCAGTAAATAGAATCTTTGAGAAGGACTGAACAAATACTTCTTCTGCATTCTGAAGATGATACACACTCAGGAAGTTAGCGGAGAGTAATGGATCAGCCATGTTAGCTACATCTAGATTTAATAAGGATGGTCCATAGTTTTTAGTGAGACTATTGTACATCTTTAAATTATCTACATAGATATCAGATGTTGCACTTGATTGGAAATAAGCATGTCCAATTTCATGCAAGACTGTGATAGCTCTTCGCTCTGAGTCATCACCAATCCATGAGCTGTTCATTACTATTGTATTAAGGTTTGCGTTATAAGCACCAATTGTTGTGTACTCAATGAATCCATTCGCATCTACAATTGATTGAATTTTAAAGTCTACTGCAAAAGCCTTGGAGTCAAAGTTTAAATGAACTACAGAAGCTAATAGAATAGCTTGGTCAATTTCATTAATGAATCCAGTATCTACTAAATCATTGGTGAACTGAAAGAACTTCTCAGCATTAGCTTGGTTACCAGAGACTAGTGAAGAGAACTTATTAATGTCATCCTTAAGTGCGTTGATCAAAGCCATTCGCTTTGGATTCAACTTCTTAATCTTAAGGGCTTCTTTAATTGAGTCCGTCAATCTATTAGATGGCTTACGAGCCACACCACTGATGTCTGCCTTTAGGGCTTCAACAGTACTTGGACTGACTGTGCCAGTAATAGCAACTTCAGTGATTGCAGCATCAAGGATATCTAAGACTTCTTTTGGAAGATCAGCACGGAGTTCAGCCTTCCTTGTGGGGTTAGCTACGATCTCTCGCGCTGTTCCCAGCAAGCTGACTGCAGCCTTTTCAGCTGCTTCATTCTTGGCTGCTGAGGTAATCACGGTAGATCTAGCATCAGCTACATGTTCCGTAATAGTCTTAACAGATTTCTTGACACCACCAAGACTATCACTGAGAGCCTTACGCTCTGGCTTGGACAGAGACTTAGTGTATTGTTTAATCATACCACGCCGCTGCGACTCCATAATCGCATAGGCTTTCTCACGAGCAGGGGTTAACTTACCTGCTTCCTTTTCCTTAAGTCTGGTTGTATTCAGATGTTCTTCGGATGCATAAAGAATCCGAAGTCTATCTGTAGTTCCCATGTCACCAAAGGTATCACCCGTCCCAGTAAGGGAAGCGCGTTCCTTAACCGCATCCCCCGCTGAGTTCTTACGGGATATCTCAGTAACAAACTCAATGATGTTGCTGAGAGTACCATTAGCACCTGTGCGTTCAGCATAGGCTTGTCTGGTTTCGTTGTCCAACCGTCTGGTCATAGGAACATCAGGGGTTGCTCTAGCGGCATCAGGAGTCACTGCAGCACGAGCATCAGCTCTATTGACTGCAGTCTGGGTTTCATTACTTAGCTGCTGTGCTGAGGGCTTTACACCCTCTAGCTCGGCTTCGGTAATGATCTTCTCATGGAGGGGTAGATCAACTGCTACATCCTTACGACTTAACTTGCCTTTGTAGAATCCCAGAGCCTCACCAACGCTTGTACCTTCATAGGTAAAGCGTTTGTCTCCGGTCATACGAACTACAGATTCTCCCAGAGGGGCAACATTGACACCCTTGAGTTTGTTTAGGAAAGCCCCAGCCGTACTACCTACAACTTGGGGTAGCACACCAAAGCCCAAGAAGCCGATTGCAAACCCCTCACCACCAGCCCAGCCAATGCTTGAAAGATCATAATCCTTCTGCATTTCTGGGTCAGCAAAGACAAGGGCATTAGCATAAGCAATTTGTTTTTCTTGTCTGGTAGTCTCTTGCAAGGCTGCACCAACTCCGAAGATTGCACCCGTTAGAGTAGAGCCACCAATCAAGCCAAGATTCTTGGCATAGGTTGGACTTATTCCCAGAGGAAGCTTAGCAATTGTTGAAGCAACATTACGAGCTGCTCTAAAGACAGTTAAACCTGTAGTAGGAGCTGCTGCTGCTGTAGCAACTAAACTACCAACACCACCAGTAAGAACTGTAGCTCCAATTTCTAGGGCAATAAACGGAATGGTATCCGAAGAATTTATAATACCACCAATCAAATTATCTCTGATTAGTCGCCCACTGTCCAGATATCCGGGAGCATAGGCTTCAATTCTTTTTTGAGTATCACCCTTAAAGATTATTTCACCAATTCTAAAGTTGGCTTCATCTTCATTGAGTGCTGTTCTAATTGTACTTGGTGATATACCATTTTCAATAAAACCCTGTTGGACGGTAGGATCTAAATTACGCCACCACATAGCAGGATCAAAAGTTAAATCAACTCGGTTACGAATCTTTAGAATATCATCAATGCCTCTAGCAATCTTAGTATTCTTAGTAGGATTATAAGCTGCATTGTATCCATCATATAAAGCACCTGCGGCTCCATAAGTATACGCATTTAGAATCTTACCATAGACTTCTGCTTGTGAGCGGAAGGCATCAACTACAGAAAAACCAAGATCTGTTTTAGTAACCTCGCTTGCCTTTGCATAGGCAAGCTGGTACATCATAGCATTCACTCTTTTTTGTGTTGGAGTAGGATTCTCAGGATCTTGTGGTTCTTGTTTAGCAATAGGTAACAACTTGGAAAGTATGGAGCGAAGGTTATCTTGCACTTCAGGAGTTAACTGACTGGCTCCAAACTCTACCGGAGCTAAGGGATCATCTTTCTGACCCATTAAAATACCACGCTGAAATGCACCCAATGAATAATCTTGGAACTCATTAGGTCCCATACCTAGATACTCCGCAATCTTTTGTGCATAGCCCTGAGCACTACCTGTGCTAATAGACTCTGCTTGTGATAGAGCATATAAGTTATTGTAAGTATCTTTTTGGGTGTTAGGCTGTGGTCCCCAAAAACCCGGTTCATGCATTCTTGCAATATCAACATAGTTAGGAGCACCCTGATAAGCCATCAAGAATTGATTCCCAGTTGTGTAGTATTGTGGTTGCAGTCTCGGTGTCTCTGGTGTCTCCGGTACTATAGGAAAGTTGTTAGTGTAATTAATCATTCATATCCTTTCTGGGGGCAATGCGCCATAAAGAGGATTACTTTTCTAGCAATCGTTTTGTAATTGTTTTAATCCAGAGTTGGTCTGGAGTATATTTAGTTGTTCTACTCTGTGGGAGTAACCAATGCATTAAGAAGTCTTGTCGGAGATCAATGAATTGTCTAGGATCTCTTAACTTCATTTCAAATTCTTTTGTAGCTTCTTGTCGCTTCCTGTTGCGTTCTTGAGGACCAGAGTCTTTTTCATCAAGGACTGACTTAACTTGGCTTTCTTGATAAACATTCCAAGCCTTGAGGGCTGAGTCTACCCATTGCTTTTCCTCGGAAGGAGCAAGCGGGAAGGAAGTAGAATCAACACCAGCAACAGCTTCATCAAAAGTCATACGAACTTTGGAACCTTGACGCTCCTTAAGAAGTCTGTCTCTTTTAATATTAAGTCTGATTTGATATTCAAGAGCAGCGGGTTCCCACTTCTTGGCTACAACATCAGCAATAACTTTCATGTAAGTATCTTTTGAAACACCATACATAGGTTGTTTAGTACCCTTAAGAACTTCAGCTATAACTTTGGTTGACAGATCTTTATCAAATGCAGTCAGAAGAAAGTTTGCTGAGTCTTGTGAAAGTTTAACATCTTCATCGCGTGTTCTAAGAATAGCTACTGGGTCACCAACAGTTTGTGCTAATACAGAATCTATATCACCACCTACCATTGCTTCTTTAAGTAATGAAGCTTTGAGGTTATCATAACCTTGCTGCATCATATTTTGTCCGGCTTGTTGGAAAGCATCCGGACCTGTTCCAGTTTCTTTCATTGCATTAGGAATAGCCATAGCTGCATCTGGAAGTGCGCCCACTGCATCTGATAGAGCAGGTATTAATTCGCTAGCCGCTGTGTCCATAGCCTGTCCAAATGTTTTAGTCTGGTATGGCTTAATATATCTAGAGTTACCCGGAAGTGCATACTGTTGTGGAAGATCAGACCATTCCTTTGGTAGTTCACCTGTATCAAAATACAGACCAGTGAAATCATAGGTCTTCATTTCAAGAAGACTGGCAGGGGAATTTAAACCAACCAAACGATTGTTATCCATAAACTCTATAAAAGATTTCGTAAAAGCAGCAATTTGTGAAGACGGTAGAACTGTTTTCTTTTGGATAGATGCTTCAATTGGCATTGCAGAACTACGACCAATCATTTCTAGGCTGGTTCGTTTAGCCGCTTCTTTGTTTTTATTATCTGTTAAGATAGAACCAAAGACGCTGTTGAATCGTGCAGTATAAGTAGCTTCATCTTCATTGGGCTTACGCCCTTCAAAGTAAGGCTCCATCTCTGTAGTATCAACATCTTCACCAGCACGGTAGACATAGAATACATTGCTATCTTTTTGCTTCCAAATATTGCTACCACCACGAGCTGAGCTATCCATATTGCGAACAAACCTATCTGAGTTTGGTCGGTATAGGGACATACCTGCAGCTGGACCAGCCTGAACTACTGAATCACCTTCGTGAATTGGCATAGGAGGACCACCTGATAATAGAGATCGCTTATAAGCATTCTCTGCAGCAGCCTCCATAAAGTCTGATTGGTCTTGTCTGTTCTCTAACTTAGCTACGGCAACGCCGAGAGTGTAAGAGATAAAATCAGCAACAGTAGTAATACCTTTTTTCTTTGCGTCTTCAAACATTATGCCAAAGTTCTCTTGACTAAAGACAGCAGTTTTTTTCTCTCCGGTTATATCGTTCTGTAGTAGATACTTGATTTGTTTGAGGCGAGGATCCGCTTCAACAATATCCATAATCTTATCAGCATTAACAATGAAGATGGTGCTTGCCTCATCTGCAGTCATGTTTGCTAGTAATAGCTTGTCTTGATTAGCAAACGCTCTAGCAACAGCCTTGACAGCTTGTGGCTCTGCTTGTCTCATAATAATACCCATCTCTTGTGGGAGTATTCCTGCCGCTTCACTGCTAGGTACAATCGTATAAGAAGGAGTCTTAGTTATTTTATAACTTTCTAGATTCTCTAGTGTCATACGATATGCACCCCCATTGTCTCTTGATGCGGGTACTCTTAATATAGGAGTGCCATCATTTCTACGCGGGGTAAACACACCATTGGAATCAATCTGAGAAGCGGGAGTAAGATAGGGAAGTACATCTACATTACCCATCATAATCCTTCGGTATCCCAGAGGAAGACCGCCAGTTGATGAGGTCATAAACCCTTGCTCTCTTGGACTAACACTATATTCGATTCCCCATTCTGACATGGGTGGAATCTGTGCATAACCCTTTTTGACTGCAGCAAGTTGTGCGGCAAAGTCTGCCTCTGCGGTTGCTCCTATTACTGGAACATATCCATTGAGTTTCATTACAGCAGCACTACAAGCAACGGCAAGTCTACCTTGCTCACCCACTGGAATAACTCTAGAAACTTGTGTTTTATCTTCTAGACCATTTGGTTGATTAACAACCATGTTGTCTAAGAAAGAGGTGTAGAGTCGTTCATTTAAATCAGGGACTAAACCCTTTGCAGTTTTAATTGCGGAGTCTCTAACAGCAGTAGGGTTAGTCAGATCATCTGTACTATAGGAACTTGCAAAGTGTGTATCAAATATATTAAGCTTTGTGTTTTCAGGCTTAAGAGTATTTGTGTAAGATAAATCAGGACTTTCAGCAGAAACCATACTACCATCAGCACCCTTTACAGCGGTAATACCCCGGTGGTTTGCAAGTGTCTTATTAAACGTAGCAGCAAACGCAGCTACCTTACTTGCATCTAAATCACCAGCGCGACCTTCAACTAGAAACTGTCGTCTATTAGCTTCAACATAAGCCATAGCTCGTAGGGCAGTTCCAAGTAGTTGTGGATTGTTTTTTAAAACACGGACAAGACTCTCAGGTCCACCCGCATCCTTTACAGTATCTCCATTAAGTTCTACCAGTAAATCGGTTAGTTGCTTGTCATTCAGACCCAATGCTTGTCCAACAAGAGGGCGAACAATGTTATTTAGATATACTAATGTAGTGGCTTTAGTTGCAGCACCTTTTATATAAGGGCTGTCTTGTTGTGCGAAAGTTAAAATCTCATTGACTACACCAATATCTGCTGCGGTTATGTTTTTTAATTCTGATAGAGTTTGCATTGTGCCGCCCTTTTGAACAGCATCTCTAAGGACTATAGCCATGCCCATATCTTCTTCATTCAATCCGATTTCCTTTAGGTTATCAGATAGTGTTGAAACAGGAAGTTGATTTAGCATCAGAGCAACACGAAACATTTCTTGTGGTGATCTTGTAGCAATTGGCTTACTAAATACAAACTTAACGACATCCGCTGAATCTGGAGCCAGCATACCTTGATGAGATGCAATAGCTGAGCGATCTCTATATTCTGCATAAGGACTAAACTGAGCATAGTCAACAAGCTGCTTAGTCTCATTTTCATTTAAGCCATCTTGACTTGCTGCAGAATTCCAGAGCCACTGACCTGTAGCTGGATCTAGGATTACTACTTGGTTACCAGCAGCATCTACCTTTGGTGTAAGTTTACCATCCTTTAGTTGCGTAAAAAAGTAAGGTGTATTAGTTGGATCGGTTGGAGAAACTGGGGGATATTGAGATCCTACAGCATTCAATGGAGAAGCTCCAGCTAATACCAGATTTGCAGTATCACCAGCCTTATAAGGGACTGCGCCAAACTTTGCTTGCTTAGCATCAAAGTCTTTCTTCTGCTTACCAATGTTATTGAATTGAGCATCAAACAAAAGCTTTGTTGATGCAGCAGAGATATCTCTATCAGATGAACGAACTCTTAAGGCGAGTTCTTGATACCTAGAACCTAGGCTCTTAATGTCTAGCTCAGGATCCCAGTAATCAATGGCGGGTTCAAATAAACCACCCTGATTATTCTCTACGACATCTCTTGCCTTGTCATTCCACTCGGTTTTATATTCATTAATTCTTGAAATTAAGCTATCCATGATTGGCTGGTCTATTGCTATACCTTTAGCTCTAGCTTCAGCTTGCTTTGTATTGAGTTCAATATATGCATTATTTAGCTTAGTTGAATATACATCCTTAAGTTCTGCAATAGCATTACCCTTAGATGAAATTAAGTTATTAACTACAGCACCAAAGGTTTCATTGGCAATCTTAAAGCCACTCTCGCCTAATGCATACCAATCAATATCTGCACCTTCAACTCCAATAGGTTGCTGTCCAAATTGGGTTGGGGTTTCCTTGTACATGTTGATGGACTCAGGCGGCACAAAGCCAGCCTTTGGTCCTTCTTCAAAGATTGTCTGTTGTAATGGATTAAGCTCAGGTGCTGGCATTGGTTGTATCTCCAAACATATTAGGGTACTTAGACATAGCTGTATAAATACTTTCTGTTAGTTCTTTTGTTGTTTTAATTCTACCAGCTGCAATCTCCCCACGAAGACCACGATATACTTGGTCTTTAGCGGAAGACTCTGGGTTAACTGCAAAGGCTTCATTCCATCTATCAATGTTATAATGACCTGACTCTAAAAGCTTAGAGACTTCCATTGCTGATTGCTTCTCTTGTCTAGAGATAACACTGCGTTGGGAATAGATCTTATTCTCAATGGCTTCCTTGATTGGCTGTGTTGCTGTGTCTTTAACTAAGACTTGTTCAGCAAACGAAGGAGCACCATATGGATCATTTGGTAAAGCTTGCTTGCGGTCTTGTAGACCAAAGCTTGGGACAAAGGATCCATTCTGATTGTAGATACCAATACGACCATTGACTACAGAGGCTACATCAAACAAGTTCATTTGTTCTAGCTTCATAAAGTCAGAGGAGTGTTGGTCAGTAGACACATCAGGGTCTAGCTCATTGTCCATAAGGAACTTATTAACCTTACCACTCAATGTGTTAGAGTAGACTTGACTAGCCTTACTGAAGTTAGCCGTAGCCACTACAGTTGAAAGCTTAGCTAGCTCTGGAGCAAGGGCTGATCTTGCCCACTCAGGAGAGTTAGCCATACGATCTCGTAGGAAGAACTCCTTACTGGAGACTCCACTGATATTGTTTAACTCAATGAGACTGGTGTTGATAAAGTCACTGACTGCCCCATCCTTACCAGATGGGTGCATCTTCTCGTATTCCTTCCAGAAGTAGTTTCTACTATTGTTGGAAAGACTGTCAAGGGAATTATTATTCTTCCAGTAATTGAATCTATTCTGTGCGTTAGTAGGATACATCTTAGTTGCTAACTCTGTGATTTGATTAATCTTAGCAATGTCTTGCTTGTCAATCATGTCTTCAGTGTTAACTGCATCTACCATAGTAATGTTTGTTTCAGTTGCAATCTGTTGCAATGAAGAGTATAAATCTTTCTTAGCCATTGGTTATCCTCCTCTTTCTGAGTAAGGCATGGGTGCAGGAGCACCACTGCCACCGCCACCGGGAAGTTTAAAGCCATACTGTAGACCAGACTGAATACCAACAGATGCTCCCGACAGACCAGCCTGAATTAAACCAGTGGTCAATGCAGTTGAGGAGTTGTTAGCAATACCACCCTTAGATGGAATGAAGACTCCAAGGTCTGGAGCAAAGGCATTGCCTCGTTGTCCTAGTCTTGTTTGTTGTTGTGTGATGATGTCTTGGTAGGCACTACGATGGTTCAGCTTGAGGGCTACCATGTTGCTACCTAAGGATTCAATGTTCTGACGAAGCATTGCTCTAGCCGTTCCACTACTTGCAGTGATACCACGGGCTGTCATTGAAGAGATGAACTGTGCATTGACCTGTGAGGTTTGCTTGCTTAGTGTACTCTTTTGATTTGAGAATGACTTGTCTAAGTAGTACTCCGCTAGTGCTCGTTCAGTTGCAGCACCCTTTTCAATCTGGACACTACGCTGAAGGTTGGCTTGAAACTCTCGCATAACATTTCTGTCTTGCGTTGCTTTTGCCCATTGGTTCTGAAAGTTTGCATTCCGTTGCTGGATTTCTGCTGCCTTTGCTGCTGCGTCAGCCTGACTTGCTGAACCCAATGCACCCATAATACCCGAACCTAAAGCCATTGCTCCCATTGCTCCTGCTGCAATTACTCCCATTTGAGTCCTCTTTCTAAGAAGGATAAGATATCTGGTATTGAATCTGTGAGATCCTCAGTATTTACCCGCATTATTTTATTTTGATTTTGTTTGTTGAGCCACTCATTTAAATAAGTAGCATGCTCGTAGAATATATCCACTGGGTTAATTAGATCAAGAAAGATAGGATGTAGTTCACACTCGTCTTTAAAGACTTTGTATATACTATGCATCTGAGCCAGCTTATCTTTTCTTTCTAAGACAACAATACGAGATATTCTGTTTGTGTTAATGGTGATTAAATTAGGATACCAAAGTTTAACAATATGGTTATTAAGTTCTTTGGGATTGAGTGTGTTTGTTTCCCAGTATCCCTCAGGGTTGTGTTTGGGAACAACTATGTTATTGAATGCCTCCCCTATGATGGGGAGTCCTGCCTTCTTAGCACTTTGCATTACAAATGAAGTACCAGTACGGGGACCAATACCTGTTACAACAGCTATACTCATGGACGATTTCTTTTTAATATAGATTTACCGAACTTACCCTTTGGAATATCTTTTCCATTTAACAAAACAGCACCAGAAAGTCTAGTACCTAGAATACCAAGTGCTCTTGTGTTTCCCATCCAATCCTTAATCTGGTTCTTATAATCTTCTTGTTGCTTATTAATCAGTTCTCTATCTGGATCAATAGCCAAAGCATTTATCCAATGGGACACAGCAGCACTGAGTACATCAACACGGTCATCATGCTTAAGAGCACCCCGTTTGTTCTGTAGTCGAGTGATCTGCATCTGATTCTCTTTGTCTTGGATAACTCCAACATCAAATACAAGACGGTGTTGTGCCATGATTGGCTCAAGTGTACTTAAGATTCTATTCTCTTTAGATCCTGTAACCTTGTACTCTTCAATACCAATCTGTCCACAACTCTGTGCAATGACAGGCTGGATGATCTTACCAAACATACCATCACCATAGTTAGACTCATACTTAACAAGGTTAATCTTGTATTGATTAATAAGCTTACAGATCTTCATCAGGGTAGGACTATCGTATCCCCCTTGGATACCCGTAAGTTCATGTATCACAATATAACCATGAGCAAAGGAAGCCACACATAGAGCTGTCTCATCCGCACCACGACCAGAGGGATCTATGAATAAGACCGTCTGATTGTAGGGGACAAAGGATGGCTCAATATGCATAGGCTCATAAACAAGATCACCCTTCATACCAAATGAAGAGACTCTTTTATTGACTACACTCTTAGCATGAACTACCTTGACTGGGAAGACCTGTGGATCTACATCCAATACAATTAAATCTTCTAATCTAAGGGGGTATCTTTTGACATCTGAAGTCGATGTCTTAAGCTTGTAGTGTAAGTCAAAGTTGGTCGGACCAATCTTCGCTTCAATTTCAGCAAGCTTTTCTGTGGGAAATCTTTCAGGCTGAGTCGATTCTCCCGGCTCAAAGCCCAGACCAAGAATATATTCATCAACATTTTCTATCTCTTCGGGGTTAGTTAAGTCTGGCATGACAGCCGGAAACTTAACGGTGGGGTAAATCCCACCTAGTTTATTATATACAGAGTCTTTAGATTGTGGTGTACCCAAGAATCGGATACTAGCCACATCAACTTTATTTACTACATTCTCTAACTCCAAGCATCTCTCCCAGAGTTTCTCTCTAGCCTGAGGGGAGTCAGAGTTTTCTACAATCTCAACATCATCACCAATAATCTGATCGGCATGTAGACCTGTGATCTGTGAGGTAATACCCTTAGCCGTTACAGACAGATCCTGTCCGAACTGGGTACGGGTATGTACATTAAAACCAAAGGCACTGTCCTTGTCATTCTCTAATGGCTCCAGATCCTTCATGTAAGGAACCTGAGTTAGGATAGCTCTGGTCTGGAATACAAACTTAATAGCCCGGTCAGCCCCTGCTGATAATACAAGTATTGTAGTATTGTGATTTAACAAGAGTAACCATGAGACATAGCATGCCATGATAACGGACTTGCCGTCACCACGCCCTGCCTGTAGGAGCATATCCTTGGTTCCTACTTGGAGCCGATGTGCCATAGCGTATTGCTTAGGGGTAGGTTGACCCAAGCCTAGGTACTTGAAACAAAAGTAAAGATGGTTTCTAAAGTCTTCTAGGACTTCTGGTGGAGCTTTCATAGAAGGCTTCCTTTCTAAGCCCCCTAGCAGGGGCTATAAACGGTTTCTCAGTCAATGGGCTATCTTGCTAGCCCAAGTACAATCAAATGGTTCCTAAGGGCATTCCTGCCCCTAGGAACCGTTGTGTTAAATCTGGGTAGACTTAAATTTGAATGGCATCTTAGCCTTCATTGCCACCTCTAGGGTGTCAAGGGAGGTCGTAGGGATACCATCTAGAGCTTCCCGGTTGTCGTTGACCACGCCACGAATGACTTGGTACAGACCGGGGGTACTCTTTGTATCGTCCTGAAGATCGTCTAGAAGACGCTCAATAAGACGAGCATTTAATTGAGTGATAAGTTCTTTATTCACTTCTTCTTGAACAGCTCAGGCAGCTTGCTCACTGGAACGACTGATCCAGCGATATAGCCAACCACGCAAAGAAGACATGCAAACCAAACTGAACCGATAAATGATGCCATAATATTATCCTTGTACTTTCTTATATGCAGCATCGAAGGCAGGATCTCCTGCTCTGAATGCTGCGATTGCTTCTCTAATGGTAGTAGGATCTGATTCGTCCTTGGCTTCAGCAAGCAACTTAGCTTGTTGAATCTTCTTCTCTGGGATAAACAACCCAAGAGAATATACTACCTTCTTAATTAATGTACCAATTCCTGTGTACCACAAGAGTACACATACACCTAATATAGCTGCAGCAATAAAGCCGTAGCTAAGTAGGTCTGCCCACCAAGGGGTACTGTCTTTTATATTACCTAAGACACCAGCAATATCCTCAGATTCACCAAGGATATTACGGGCATGTTTGTGGGCGACTACGATGTCATTTGTATTTAATATCTGTAAAGCATTTGTTTGAATCTTATAAGTGCTTGTAGATATCTCATTAACAGATGAACACCCTGTAAGAAAAACTAGTAAGAATATCTTACGCATTAATCCCTTTCTAGCATCTCAATGCGATACCGTAGTTCCTTCAACTCAACCATTACAGCCACCATGTTCTTTCCTAATTCAATATCAGTCTTAACTAGATCTCTAGTTATGTCTTTTAATAGAAGAAGTTCTGCCATGCTGTTGTCGATTTGAGCCTCCCTTTTGCCTAGGCGTATAATAACAGTAACTACCCCAATGGTGAGAATAGCTAATTGTAATACCGAAACATAGATACCAATGTTATTCTCATTCATGGGTTATTCCTTAAGCTATACGCATTAAAATAAGTTCTACTACTGCTCCACCACCACCATGAAGTTGATATGTAGTACCACCTACATCACCAGTTAAAATACTTCCTATAGATGTTTTATTGAATGTTCCAGTAGTATTCATAGAATTATAATCCAAGCGACAAGCTAGCATTTCTGCAATTGGAGATGCAGTTCCAAATAACTGAGTTTTGGTATAGTTAAAAGTTGTAGTGCCTGATGTTTTTATTTGCTCAAGAATTATAATTTGATGACCTTCAAGTACAGTAAGATTTGAAGCTCTAAAACCACCGCTTCCGAGATTTATTGGAAAATATTTTGGTACATTAACAGTCATACCACTAGTAGTAAGAGCGAGAGGTGTAGTACTATCTCCTGATGTTATTCCTCCTACCACATATTGTCTTATAGGAATCTGCATAAGCAATTTTTTAAGTGTGATATTAGCGTTTGTATCACTTATACTATCTATAGCACCATCAACATAAGTCTTATTGGTTAAATGAGAACCTTGCGATGGAGCTAGAGCAGCAGTAATTACACCATTAGTACCAGCACCAGTGCTAGTAATAACTAAACCACCAGCTATAGTAGAAGCAGAAGCACCATTAACACTTATACCACCGGAATTAACAGCAAGACCACCTTGAGAAATAGTAACTTGATTAGCAAATACAGCAGTACCAGTAGGGGAAATCTGAAGCGAAGTAGCACCTGCAGAACCCGTAACAATAAAGTTACCAAGAGCAGAACCAAAGATTTGGCTGTTTGCACCTGCGTTGCCACCAGTGATAGACATGTATGTACTGCTAAGTCCAGCAATTGCACTATTCATTACACCCTTAGTAATAATAGCATCATTCTCTGCGGTTAGTGTTGTGTTTGCAGCATTACCAACTAAGAATGCTCTTCCATTAGCAGGAGTGCGGAGAATAATATCTCCAATTTGATTAGCACCTGTTGCATCACCTGCGCTATTAATAGAAGTAAGAGCTGCACCCGCTGTGTTACCAAGAGCAATTTTACAAGGGGCATTACTAAGAGCAAGTGTGCTACTAAGAGTTACTGCACCACCAAGGGTAGTTGCATTACTGCCAGTAACAGTTAAAGGTCCCGCAATACTTACAGTATCATTTATTGTTGTAGTACCACCAGCAGAATCTATGATTAGATTACCAGTACCAGTAGCAGTATTAATCGTATTAGTACCTAAAGTAATATTACCAAGTCTAGCTGTACCAAACTGAACATCACTACTAGTTCCAATATTTTGTGGTAGAGTTAAAGCAACTGAATCAATTGTTCTTGTTGCAGTTATTGCATTTGCTCCAGCACCAGTAACGGCTGTTACAGCCTGACCCGCAGCAAGGGTCGTAGCTATAGATATAGCACTTCCTGTAAAAGTAGTAGCAGACGAAGTTACTGCACCTGTTAGAGTAATAGCTCCACCGGGAGTTAAAGCTGTAGCTGTTGCTGCATTACCTGTGATAGAACTATCAAGATAAGCAAGAGTTTTTACTGCAGTCCCATCAGGACTAAATTGTAGACTACCACTTAAATTCCATATATCCCCAGTTGTTCGTGTTGTTACAGCAACACCAGATGGAACATTTAAACTAGCAACACTTGCAGTTGATGCAAATGTCTTTAGCTTGCCCGTCATGGTTTGAGTACCATCAAGCAGCATTGAAAGACCCTTAAGATCACTTACTGCTTTAGAGTTAGCTAAAGTTGTAGTAGAGTTACTACTAGTAGAATCACTTCGGGTTACTGAAATTAAACCACTAGTGTTTGTTAAGCCAGCAGTAGTGTCAATTTTAACACCACCAAGTTGTGTTGTAGATGCAGTTGGTAAAGATAGAGCACCTGTTCCGGTGTTTAAACTTAAGCCACTATTAGCAACTACATCAACCATTACTTGACCAAGAGTAGTGTTTCCAGCAATCGGGAACACAACATTAACAAGACCACTGGAAGTAGATAAAGTAGAACCTAGTTTAATACCACCTATTTGCGATGAAGTAGCAGGTCTGAGAGCAATAGCACCCGCACCAGATACACTAATACCACCTTCAGTTCCAGGAACAATAGAAACTAAACCAGTTGCGCTTTCGGTGGCTGTTCCACCAGCAACAATACGAGATAGACCAAAGTTTCTAATAGTAATATCGCCTGTTGGCGTAGCATTAACATACACATTTAATACTTTAGTTGCACCGCCGCTAGTATCTAACCAGAAGTAACCATCATATACAGCATTAGCACCAGACGCGGTAGCATTAGCTATATTAGGAGTAAAGATTCTAGTACCACCAGTACCTTCAACTAGCATCATTGTTGCACTAGTTGCATATAGTACATTTGTAGGATCTACAAAATTAAACTGATAGCGTATATAACTTGTAGTAGCTGGTGTATTAGCTGAAATAGCATTAGCAGATGCCCAAGTTTGTTTGAAAACCTGAGGAGAAGAAGTACCAACTAGTTGTTGTCCACCTGCATTTAAAATTGCGGTTTCAATATAACCAAAGTTAACTGCATCGTTGGCTGACAAAGAGCCACTTGGACGCATAATTAAATCAGTAAGATATTTAGTACCCGCACTAAGATTAGCACCAGTAGCATAGATTGCATTGGCTTCTAAGTAACTCTTTGTGACTACATCATTAGCGTTAGTTGTAGCTCCAACATTAGTAATTGGTTTACCACCTGCATTTAATATACCAGCAGCTGATAAGTAAACAGCATTAGTAGTAAGGCGAGTATCAATAGATCCGGTAAGATTTGCACTTGAAGTAAAGTTTGTATCTACATAACCTCTAGTTGCAGCATCTGAAGGATCAACTGGCGCACCTAAGTTTATAATCTTTTGTGAGTTAAGAGTTACATTTGCTATAGGAGCAGCCATTTGATTCAGTTTGCTTGTCTGAACTGCCGTATTAAAGTCTGAAACATTACTAGCTGTAATACTACCACCGGATACTGCGGTCACACGACCAAGGGTATCGACAGTAATACTATTAGGGATACTAGTTACTGTGGTTGCTCCACCACCACCAGCAGAAACGGCAGGTAGATTACCTGCAGTAAGAACACCACTAACTGCATTAGCATTAACAGTAGTAATATCTGCAGCAGCTAAAGTTCTATCTGAAGCTAGTGTAATACGACCCTGAGCATCTATGGTTATTTGTGGAACTTTAGTATTAGCACTGCCATAAGTATTTGCGGTTACAGTTGTATTGGGAAGATCACCAGCAGCTAAATTACGATGTCCAACAGAAGTGATTCTTCCTTTGGGATCTACAGATGCATAGATTATGTTGTTTGTATTGGTAGCAGTTGCTGAACCATAAGGTGTAATTACACTAAGGGAATTAGCACTAGGTAAAGCAGCCTCAGGAAGAGTATAGGTTACTCTTGAAGCAGAAAGTTTTTCTAAAGGAATAGTTGCGTCTGTAAATAGAGCTGGGTTTAAAGTACCCGTTGTTATGTTACTTGCATTACTAATCTGACCCATAGTAGCGGCATCTTGAGCACTAGAACCATTAGCCAAGTTAATTAACTTAAGGGTACCAGCATCATAATCCCCAGAAAATACAGGAGGACTAGAATTAAGACCTGTTCTATGTAAGGTTCCATTAATTATACCACTAGCTACAGCACCTAAATTAACAAGAAAAGTATTTGCAGAAAAGCTAAGACCTGAAGAATCTATAATATTTTGGTTATATAGTGTAAATGCTGGCGAGTTAACATCTTTGATGTAATTGTTATTCATCTTTAGATCGCCCTGTCCAAGGAAAGGACCATCTACTGCATTCTCGTCATACTTTAAAATAGCTTCATTACGAAACTTTGCTACTAACTCTTGAATGTTAAATTTTAATTGATCAAACTGTAAGTTTAATTGGGTGGTAGTTAATCGTGTACCGGGTGCAAATGTTACAATACTATTTATTGAAGGAGTCTTACGCCGAATATAAACTATATCTGCTTGTCGAGTAATACCACCTACCTGTGAAGAAGTAGCTTGAACAGTTGGAATATCAAGATTGGGTCCGCTAGGAAAGTCATAACTCCTAGAGTAAGGATAATATAAACCATTCTCCTCATAAAGTGGAATAGTAGAAAGATCTTTAAATGTTAATACTTTTGTCTGTTCATTAATTGAATACCAATTCTTTGGAAAAATAAACATCTCTCTACGATTAGCAATAGTAAAAGAGTAGTTACCAAATTTAGTATCATAACCTGTATCAAACACTCGTTCTACTTCAATCTGATCAATTAAAGGAATGTTTGGTAAAAAAGCTAATGAGCTTAGGTCAAATATTCCAGATGCGACCGATGTATTTCCTGATCCCTGAAAAACCAATGTTGTTGTTGCTATATTTAAATTATCATATGTTGTCATATGTGTCTCCGTTAACTGTCAATGGTTGTGTATTTCTGTTTAAACTTACCCTTGAACTCCATGTTTGTAATATTAACTGGAGTTGGGTATTCACTGGTAATTCTAATAGTAGTTGAATCTGAGTACCCAAGAATCTTGGATACAAACTCACCTTGCTTTTGGAATATCTCTAGAGGTAAAGTATCTTCATAGATTGTATACTCCGGTCTTGTTGGAATATAGCTTGTTGTGAATGCGGGTCTACCTCTATGGGTTACTTCGATATCATATGGTCCAGTGAAGTAGTGTCTAAAGATAGCACTACGAATATTCAATACACCATCAATAATATTATTATTCTCATCGCGTACAAAGAGAGTACTAAGTTCTACATTCATCTTAAACTTAAGACCAATGTATACATAGTAGTTTGATACAGCGTAGTTAGCACCAATGACTACAATCTCTGTATACTGTCCTCCATTAGCATCTGTTTTATTAGTTACACTAAAAGGTTGTATAGCTACATTACTTAAATCTTCACTATCAGGAGTGCCGTTATTTAAATATCCCTTAAAGAGGACAACAAAGTACTTATCCGTTTCAGTTATATTAGTATGTCCGGGTATGCGATAAGTTGTCATTGCTGTGTATGGATCATACTTCGCATTGTAAAAAACAGGTTGATTATCTGAACCAATAATCTTCATCTTAAACATGCGATCAAGACGAGGAACATATACATCCTCATTTAACATGTAGTTACGATAAAGATAATAAGCATAGGTATTACTACCCAGACTAGTTTCTCGTTTACTGACAACATACATGTTATTAGCAAAGCACTGTAGTGTCTCAATAGAATCTGTATCATCTAGGATATAGCGATAGAATGAATTCTGTACAACCCTATCCCCACTAAACCGATTGACATAACCATAGATATGGTTCCGCTGGTCATCATCTACAAACAGCAGTGTGTCCTGTGCGGGAGCTGTGGCTGCAGTCCTGTAGTTCTTTGGTAGATAGCCAGCTGCTGTGCTTGAAACCTCTACAGCAGAGGCGTAGCCCATTGTACCCTTACCCGTAAACAGGAAGAGCTTCTGGGAATCAAAGAAGTATAGACGCGATCCAATAAACTGTGGGTCTAGGATAGGCGCAGTACCATAGTAGGTAACCGGGGCTACCGCTACATTGCTTGGCGACAGTTCCATACCTGCGGCAGACATCAATTGGAATTGAATGTTAGCCTTAGTATTAATAAACATATACTCTTCAAAGGGAGTCATACTTGTGATCTCACAGTAGCTGTTTGAAGAAACACGAATGTCAATAGGATCTGTGGTGATAATATTCTCTGCATCCTTAAGGAAGAGTGATTCATATTCACCCATCTCAGATGAAAAGATAACATCATCAGCGGAGAACCATAGTCTATCTTTAAAGACTGCGATAGAATTAATCTTTACATGCTTAAGCTTTTTGCGGTCTACGGTCTTAAAGATACTCGGTCCCGGATTGGTTGTCTTGTCACCTGTGGTTCTAGCAGACCACTTGATTGGCTCAATGTTCCATGCGGTTACATTGGATGAATCAATAGATACCACAAGCTTCTGTGGCATTCTTCGTGGATCAATGTAAGAGTGTTCATCAGGTGTTCTAATCTTCTGGAGATAAGGTCTACCTGTTGTGGTGATTGCTGTTGTGTGTGTTATGGTATTAGGACCAACTACAGTGACACCCGAATAAGTATAGATACCTTTAGTAGTATCATTTGGATCATAATAATAAGTCTGCTCAGCTGGGTTCCAACTAATGACTCTATAGTATCCACTTGTGGTATTAAGATATGGGTTGAGTGTGAAGAAAATCTTACCACGACCCTTGATAATTCCATTAAGAAGAGTGTCACTATCATAGAGAGACTCAAGCATTAGCTTAGCAGTGTTATCTGTGGGACTACTTAGTTTAGAATTATTAGAAAACCAATCATCCTTTTCAGGTGGTAGTCTAATGGTAGATAAATCATCTACACGACTTCCTAAGTAAGCTTGAGCTGTATTATAGTAATAGTAATCATCAGCAGAGATATAATCTGCATTGGTTATATTAATCGTGTAAGTAGTACTTGCAGTTGCATTGCTACCAGTAATAGCAGGAGAAATGGTGGCTACTTTAGTTTGACCTACATATCCTGTTATAGTATATGTCCCTTCACCACCACCATTAGCAAGAACAATTAACTGTCCTTTATACGCATCATTTGTGATAGATGCAGATGCTGCTAATTGTATTGTAGTTGCTGTAACAACTGAAGTAGCGGTTAAGCTTCCTTTAACTTCTAATGATGCAATATCAATTGTGTATTTGGTAGTTGAATTGTTAGTGTTTTGTGGAAATACCACTCCATTAACAAGTGTGGCTTGTCTAGTTGCACCAACATAGTCTGCTATTCTAAGTGCATTACTTACTTCTCCATTAGCAAAAGTTGCCCTAATTGTCATCCAATTATAAGCATCATCTACATTAGAAGCTGCATTAGATAAATGAATATGAGAAGTAGAACTTCCACCAACTGTTTGTGATATACCAGTTATTAGCGCAGGTCGCCACCCAAGTAAAACATCATCTTCTGTACTTGGTAGAGTATCCACACCCGTGTCAAATACCTTGGCAACCTTAGCTGCCGTATAGTATTTAATCTTACGACCATTGACATCTGGAGTTGTAGTGACATCTCCGTTTAAATCAAATAACATACCATCAGTATTTACATCCCCAGTAACATCAGAACTGAATCCCGCTCGTACATTCTTATTAAGAACAACTACGCTTGATCCCAATGATACAGCCTTAAGGGATTCCTTGGCTGTCTTGCTGTTGGGGTTATGTGTGATGTATGCACGGCTAGTTGCACTGACTACAGCCTCAGTATTCTGATTAGCTGGAGTTAGATCTTCCCACTTACCTGTAGGGTAGACTCTAAAAATATAAAATAAATTATGAGCAGTTGTGGTTGCACTAAAGTCAACCACAACAAGGAATGTATTCTCTTCATTAATACTGTACCAGTAGTACCATAGATCATGGGTTGATGGCACAGCTGCTAGGGAATACAAATCTAATCGAATAGCATTGGATGAGGTATCCCATGAGGTAGCTTCGGCTGCAGACTTCTGCGGTACAATCTCAAAGCCGGGTCGCTTCTCAAAGTTACGCTCTAGGGAAACTAAAGCATTGTCAATATTCTCTGCTTCGTTTGGTTGCCGTCTATTAGGCGACTGTCTACCAACAGAGTTGGTTGTGAAGACAGGAAGTTTGGTCGAGGCATACCCAGCCTGTGGGCTTCGTCTGCGAATAGCCATTAAATACCTCCGGTACTCCAGTACCTAAAACGGGTTGAATCACTAAAATAACGAGTACGCAGGGCAACATCTCGAATCATATTATTATTGTTAAAGATGTTTTTCTTCTTATCATTAATATCTGAAGCTCTGCTCTTAAGATTAAAGAGCTGCTCTTGGTAGCCTAAGAAAGCATCAGTTGCTTCATCACCCTGAGTAATACTCTGGTAGTGACGCATAGCAGTAGCCATGATGGCTCTCTGTACTGAAGTCTCTAGGTTTTCCCAAGGGAGTTTCATAGTTAGTTCAATGTAATAAGGACCTTTACTAGCTTCCCATACATCTGTATCATCAGTAATATTCCACATACGAGCAGGGGATGCATTGTTTAATACTCGTGCTTTAATAAGCCAGTTATCTTTATTCACATGCTGTGATACTAACTCAGCAGCAAGGATACCAGACTCATCAGAATCTGGAGTCGGTAAAACAATATAGCCATCTGCCATAAGTTCAAACTTACGGATGTATTTGTTATTAGCAAGACCTCTCAGTTGATGATCAATGCTAGCTTGTTCGAGTAGGGTGTCAGCAATACCAGTATCAATACCCGACTCACCTTCAAGGTCAGCTACAAGGTTCTCACCTGAAGCCAGTAGCATATGATTAATTGCCTGTAGCTTAGTTATTAAGCCCATAGTAGCCTCCTTTAGTTGTTAGAAAAAACCCACCGACTCCCACTTAAGGGAGCCGGGGGTAGATAAACGATCACCTCCGATTCAAACTAGTACTAATAATAGAAACTTGTTATGAAGGAGAAGAGTAATCATTAGGTAGTAGACTTATATTCAGCAGCAAATCCATCAGTAAAGTTATCAATGGTAGTTGCTAATAGACCACGGACTAATGCACGAGTATCAGCACTATTTGCAGTTGCACCAGCAGTAATAAGCTTGACCATCTCAGGCTTAATTACGCCAGTACCCTTAAGCATACTGCCTACGGTGAACTGAGTATTGCGGCGAACATCCTGCACGGTGTCAACCTTCATGCCCATAAGAGAAAGACCAGCAACTGCTTCTGCTTGGAAGAGAATACCATAAATACCAAAAGTGCCAGTATTGAGGTTATACTTAGCAGCACCAATTGCATTAGCAGCAGCTGAGTGATCAATCTTTGGAATATGATTAGTCTTAACAATCTTGACACCCATGTAATCAAGGCTGTCAGTCATCATATTCATGCCCTGTGAAATTGGAGCACCAGCACCGTAATCATCACTACCAGTGAAGAGTGGGGTATTAATATAAGCACTATTGGAGTTGATAAGTGGGCTTCTTGGAATACCAAGCGAACGAATAACTTGGAAGACCTTTGGAGTGACAGCGCAATAGACGCTACCAATAGCAACATCATTCTCCTGACAAACAACGAGGTAATCCTCAATTGCTTGGAGAATAAGAAGTCCTTCAGTATCAGTAGCTGCGGCTGGAAGATTTGCAGGAGTTGCTGCATTTTTAATCTGGGATGGTACATGGAATGCAGCAGCTGCAAGACCACGAGGATCTTGTGATTGAGCTGATAATGCACCAGCTGCTACAAGTGCCATTACAATCTGGCGATCACGGGTATTAGCAAGGGTGAGTCCAGCCTGACGAGCCAGCTCAGAGCGGTAATCCCACTGAGTAACGAGCAAGTCAACATTGTCGGTTTCAAAGTGAGCAGCCATAGGACGCTTATCAAGATTAACCTTGATAGTGGTAGCAGATGAGTTTGTTGTACCACTAAAACCACCAAGTTCAATACCAGCATTCCACGATGCATTCAAACCAACAGTACCCGTAATTGGGAATTCCCATGAGTATCCACCAGTAAGAGTCTTGTTAGTAATCATGTTTTCAAACATATTGAATTGATCATATGCATTGATTACTTCGCCAGACCAAAGTGGGAGCCAAAGCTTATTAAGCGAAAGGTTTCCACCCGAAGTATTATCTCCAACTGCAGTGCGCGGAAGTGTAAAATCAGCCGCAATAATATTTGTACTATTAAAAGCCATTGTAATATTCTTTCTTAAAAAAGATCATATCATTCATATCAAATTGTAAGACAAAAAGTTCTCAACCGTTCGATTATTCCTAAGGGAGTCTTTTGTTGAGTGAGTTTAGCCAAGGGTCATCCATTACCATAAAGGGGGATTTACCCTTTGGCTAACCTCAGTCGATCCGCTGTCTTGTTACGGATTATTTGGGTAATTTTTCAAAGTTAGTACGCATCATCCGCTGCTCAACATATGCACGATACTTAGGATCGTTGTTAAAGCCCGGATGATTACGCTCTGCAGAGAACTCTCGCTTAGTTTGATAAGCGACAATACCCTGCTGAGTCGATGCAATAGGGATCTGCCCTCTTGCGGTTGGCTTGGGTTCTGCACCCTTGCTTGTCTGTGTGGTCTTAGCATACTTAGCCTGAAGCCCATAGAGGGCTACATCCCAAGATGCCGATGCTAGGTTCTGATTGACTGAAGCCTGTTCTGCAGCACTGAGATTTTTGCTAGCCCAGACAAAGAGTTTACTCAACTCTTCCCGACCACCAACTAACTCAGATGCCTTAGTATAAGCCATCTCAATCTTAGCCTTCTGTCCCTGCATATATTCATTAACAACATAATCAGGAAGACCAGTCTTCTTCTTAATGACTTCCAATGTCTCAGCCGAAAGATCATTGTTAGCCGTGAACTCAATGGTCCACTGCTTCCAATCATCTGAGGATGCCGGGATGTTTTCTACCTTGGCTACCTCTTCAACCTTATTCTCTGGAATCTTTAAGACCTCTGGTAACAAAGGAATTACTTCCTTCACAGGTTCTACCACAGGTTGTCCCGTAACTGGATTAGTAGTTGACGGGGTTGCTTCATACTTCTTCTTCAGGTCTGCGACTTCTTGTCGTGACTGTGTGTATCCTTTTTGAGCAGTCTTTAAACTCTCAAACCAAGCTCCGGCATCCTTGAAATTCTCAGGGACAGCCATACCTTGGTTTCTTACATAAGCATCAAAGGCTACTTTCTCACGAGCAAGCTGAGCATCCTCTGGAGTCGATGTAAGAGATTGTTCCGAAGACATGACTGGAGTCTCAGGGGATTGTTCCATCATATCGGGAGTCTCTTCATTCATATTGTGTATCTTTCGTTAAATTTAATAAGGCTTCTTCTTAAGTGTTTTCTTCTTAGCTACCATAGCGGCTTTCTTAGCCATCATTGGGGAGACTGCCTTCTTTGGTGCAGTCTTTTTCATTGGGTTCTTCATTTGGTTTTTTCCTTTCTTATGCGAATACGCGATAGGGAATCGCTGGTGCGGGATCAACAACAGGAAGCAACTCAATCTGTTCTTCCGTCATCTCAAAACAAACACGGATGTTTGTATGGAATCGTGAGTCAGTTGTGCCGGGTGTAATAACAACACCTTCTTCGTCTGTAATTGGTGACTTTGAAATTGAGCCGATATAATCAATAGCAACTAAACCAGTAGGGACTAAGGTTGTAACACCTTCGTCTACTTGTTCAGCAAGAATACCTGCAGCTACGAGAGCGGCATCAGTTTCTTCTTTAGTATCTGTTCGTAATTGATAATCCATGATATCTTTCTTAGGAAACAATTGTTGTTAGTTGGGTAGGTGTGAATTCGGTTGGATAGAACACAACACGCTGAACACTACTATTAAGCCAATCACGGCTTCCAGCAGGTGTGCCAGAAGTAATAGTTCCATCACTGCCAATATATAAAACTTCTTTAGTATTCATACTACCAGCACCTGTTATTAGATTACTTAAACCAGTTGTGTTTAAAGCACCTCTCATGGCTGGACCATTAAAAGCAAATGCTGCTTTGTTGTTTTCTTTTCTTGTGGTTGCGCCTATTATAGTACCACTAAAGAAATTAATATTAGTCCAAATACCAACAAACATACCTGTACCAATACTAGATTCTCCACAAGATGCCATTATAAGTTTTCCGGGGGAATAATCTCCAAAGCCAACTGGTACTGGATTTCCCATTGTTGTACTACTTGCTTCAGGACGATCAAACTCCATATAGAAAGTACCTGCAGGATTAAGTGTGTTATACCATGAGGTAAAGTTTGAACCAAATAAATAACAACTTTCTAGTGATCTGGTTAGAGCACTTGCAACTGTTGGTAAATAAGTAGTAGCTCCTGATGCTGCCTCTACCTGAGCACCCCATGCATAAATAGTAGAGGCATTTGTATTCTGTCTATTAGGATAAATATAAAAAACTAAACTACTAAAACTAACTGGAGAAGCAGTGGCATTTGTAAACACACGAGTAACACTTACTCGTACCCAATCTAATACTGATCCAAATGTAATATCAGCATCTGCACCAGCACCACCAGCAATAGTAACTAAATCATTATCTGTTCTTGCTTGATAACGTGTTCCAAAAGCTGTCGCACCTTGATCAAAAATACCGATAGAAGGAACTTGACCGTTAGTTTCTACTCTTAACCACACAGATGCAGTAAGATATTTTGTTGAGTTAGCAGGAATAGTAAATGTAGGTATTGGAGTTTGATTAACAACTACATACTGATATCCACTTTCTTTAGTAATTTTACAAGCATTATTACCACCTGAGGGGTCTGGTAATAAAGTATCTTGTGATTTAGTAATACCTCCTGAAGCACCCCAATTACCAGCATACAATACACCAGAGTGTAAACTAAGATTTTCTGTGGGTTGTTCTATTAATATACCACGGGGTTTGGTTGTTCGGCTAAAAGCACCAATGGTTGTTGTAGGGATATAAGCAGTAGCATTACCACTTGTTACATATTCAACTTGTATACCATAAATAGATATATCAAGTGGATCTATAAACCCTTTTAAAGTGATTTCAGTTATAGCAGATGGTGCTATCTCATCAATTCTTGTCCATGTTGTTGGTATTGTAACAACAGCTGAAGTACTAGAACTTGATTGTAGTATACAAGTTTGTGCAGTAACTACATTTGATTTCACATAAAATGAAATTCTTATTGGTTTACCAGAAATAAGTGGCACATTAAGAGCTTGTGTTATACCTGCAGCAGCATTGCTTGATGTAATTCTTGTAGCAGTACCACTGAATCCGGGTGGTGCTGACTCATAAGCAGCTGTAAGAGTTACAGAGTGTGTACCATTTTTTTGCGCCCAAGGTGTACCTCCTGCTATAGTAAAGTTATTAGATTGTTTAATATAATTAGCACGGCTTGTTACAACTGCATTATTAAATCGAGGTTCTTGATAACTAGCTGTTGTAGATGTATTTGGAAAGTAGTTAGTTCGTGGAACAACGGTTCCATATTGAAGCTGTGGGCGAGCAAATGTTATTGATCCGGTTTTATTAAAACTATTACAACCAGTACCAAAAATAATATTGTTGCCACCTGTTCCAGTAGTTGTGGCTGTTACTGTATAAAGACCAACATTGGAAACAACAGTCAACGAATTTATTGCACTTGTGACACCAGAAGTATTTGTGTAATAATAAGTCTGCCCGGTAAATCCAAATCCTGCTCCCATCATATCACTAACGCGGATGTCTGTATTAGTTAATGCAGTAACTTCTATTGAAAACGAAATAGGCAGTCCTGCATTAAGCCCTAATGTTTGTACCCAAGTGGCTATACCTGCAACGCTGGCAAAGGTAACCGTATTATTTCCATTAATTGTTACAGAGGGAGAGCCACCAGTAGTTCCTTGAGTCCAGTTAGATGCAGTTAGCATAGTGCTGTTTCTAACTTCATTAGCCTCTGCATATTGTACAACACCTGCTGTATTAATTAAGGTTGCACTAGTAAGACGGCTAAAGGTTATTCCCTTAGCTGTTAGATTTGCACCACTAGTCATAGCTGTAAAATCTAAATCTAAAGTAGGTGCAATATAGTTAGGATCTGTAATTTGTTGTAGCTGTAAATTAGAAAGCCGTCTGGGAATACACTGTAATTTTTGTATTCTAATTGGATTAAAGGATCCAGAAACTGCTGATGAGTTACCAATTTGCAACCATTGACAACCAGAACTAGTACCAATTGTTCCTGATGTTGCTGTTGTAACAACACCATTTACTGCTCCACTTGGGAATGTACTTCCATCTTGAGCAATTGCTACTTTAAGATTAGTATTTGTAAGAGCGTAGTTAGCAAAACAGTTAAGTCCACTAGCCCCTAGTTCAATACTTGTTCCAGAAAAATCACGGAAATCTACTCGTACTGCTCCAGCAGTAGTGCGACCATAAAGTGCTGCTGGGTATACATTACCAACTCGTGCAAAGCGGTCATATTGTATTAAATAAGTATATGCCGTATTACTAGATGCATTGGCTGTAAAATCATCAACACTAAATTCTGTTGGTTTTGAGTTTGCAGCACTTGAAGCAGATGTTATAAAATCTGCGGGTCTTGTTACAGCACTTGCTCCCGTAGGGATATGAGCAGTTGCAATTGATCCAAGTTCTAATTGTGCGCCCCACATAAGAAAGGTTGCAGCAACACCCGGACCCGGAACAGAACTTCCTGCACCCAAATTACGCTGATCAAGATCTATTTCAACAACATCAACAGCATTAGTTGTTACAGAAACAGAAAACCGTTGCCAAGTAGTTGTAACATTAGCAATAATCATATTACTATTGGTGCCATCTATTTGTCTATTTACACGCATACCTACTTGTTGTGGAGTAGCTGCTTTTAAATAAACACTAAAAGTATAAGTGCCTATTGGTTGTGTACTAGCAGTTTGTTGTGCATGATATGAACTTGAGGTCATGATCAGCTGCTTAGGAATTGAAACACCATCTGGAGCTAATCCACTGCCGTTAGCTGGTGCTGTTATGTTTGTTGCTCCCACCCACAACTGAGGATCAGCAGAGTATCTACATAGGTTTATTGCTTGCCCTTCAATCAACAATCCCCTTGGTTCCCCAATGTTTGAAGTGCTGTAGTCAAACCGAGGGGCGTGATATGCTTTGTCAATTGGACTTGCAAAATAAGTTGGCTGAGCAATATTTCCAGGAACACATCTAGGTTGTGAAAACTCACAAGTAGCATTAGCAACATTGGTGCCCGTACTGCCAATACCTATACGAATATCATTTACAGTTCCCGAAGTTGTTGTAAACACTGCTGTAATTAAACCCGGTGATGCTGTTATATAAGGAGTAACGGGACTACCATTGAGATAGTACTGTGAAACTACGGCAGTTCCAGTTGGTGTTATTGTGTTTGCATAGTGTTGTCCAGTAACTTCAGATACATATACACTAAATGAGTATGTAATGCCGGGAGTAATGTTTACTGCACAACTAGTGAATTTTTGTAGTGCTGTAGCACCTGTAGTAACTCGTCTTACACCCGGAGAAGGAGTACTTGCATCCCAAGATCCACTACTTGTCCAATTTGTCGGTGAAGATGGTCCAACTAACGCGCTATTGACAACTAAATTAGTATTTGCATATGCCACATACCCTTGTGAATTTACAAAGGTTGCAGTACCCAGTCTATTAAATATTAATCGTGGATCAAGTATACCCGTAGTAAAATCTAAATTCAATGTAGAACCATCTCCTCCTTCTATAGGAAGCAAACGATTCCGTTGTGTCCTCCATTCAGGAGGATCTAAAGTCCATGTTCGATTACGATGCATTACATTGCTCCATAGAAAGCATTACCACCTGTTGCTGAACCACTACCTGTAGCAAAATATTCAATTTCAATTTGCTCACAACCTAAGGTATCAACAAGGATAAAAGCTGTTGAACTAACTGATGTTGCATTATAAATTTTAGCATCACCTTGTGTTTTGTTAATAGTGGCTGCTGGGAATAAAGCAACAGTGTTAATGGTGACTGAAGACGCACCTAAAGCTGCTATTGAACCATAGAATAATAACTGTGGTACATACCATGTAGTAGCACCAACAATTGATTTATTCCAACCAGTTACCCGAATAGTTTGTGCAGTTGCTGCTGTTGTTAATGGAATAATTTTAATGTAATTTAAAGTTGAAGCAGCTACTACAACACTATTGCTATTTGTTGGTGCCGTAGTAGTAGGCAGGTTATTAGGAATAGTTGTAGTATTGTTAGGTATATTTGCTGTTGGCGCAAGAAGAATCAGCGGCTCTTGCACAGTCTTTAACTGTGACATTGTGTGTGTATGAATCATTGTTTTTTATCTTTCTTTGGGTACACTATCTTTGTAGCGTCTTTGCCCGTGCATGTGGTAGTCTTACCACAGTTACATTTGTATGTTTTTTTTGCCATGTTTTACCAAGTAGAGATTGCTACACGCTTCCAAGTGTTGGTAGCCGTGCAGACATAGATGTAGTTGGTGTCGTGAACGATGTCCCCCTTGGTGCCTGTTGCTGTAGCAGAGGCTGGGGTCTTCTGAGTGGCAACTGATACGGTGTCACCTGTAATCAGCAACGAGCCAAACAGTTTGGTGGATGTTGTTGCAGTTACGCCGATGACAGTTGTGTTAGTTCCAAGCCCAACTGCGCCCTTGCCGATGACGATTGAGTTAGTGTCACCGACAGCGGCAACATCGGATTCAAATCCAATGACTACATTGTTGCTGCCTGTAGTAAGCAAGTCACAAGCGTAGCCACCCAATGCCGTATTACCCGCGCCTGTTGTTACTGCACCAAGCGAGTGTGCGCCCACAGCAGTATTGTTAGTTGCTGTTGTGGCAGCATCCATAGCGTTACTACCGATTACAGTATTTCGGTGTCCTGAACAACTAGCACTTAGTGCCACATATCCGATTGCGGTACATCCGTATCCATTATTGCCATATCCTGCACTTGCTCCAATAGCAACTAAGAATTGACCGCCTACCTTATTTGCAGCACCTGCCGCAGAGCCGATAGCCGTAAGACCACCACCAAGATTGTTTGCACCGGCATTAAAACCAATTGCAATGCAGTTTGCGGCGTTGTTGGAAGTTCCTGCATTGCCACCTACAAAAACATTGTTTACGCCTGTGTTAGAAACTCCTGAACCGGGACCAATGGAAACTAGATTATTGGATTTATTTTGGTACGCCGCTTGATACCCAAACGCTAATACTGTGCTACCCGTGTTTACATCTGCCGCTTGAACACCAATAGCAGTAACAGATGTTCCCGTGTTGTTGCCAAGCGCAAGCCGACCGATTGCAATATTGGTATCGAAGTCTCCCGCACCACGACCAATCTTGTGTCCGTTGATATAGGAGTCTTTAGCAACACCCACACCACCCGCAACAATGACTGCACCTGTAGCAGATGATGTCGATGCGGTTGTAGCAGAGAAAGTGTTGAGTGCAGTCCATGTATTGGTATCACCTAATGCAACACCGCCCCCACCAGCCACGCTTGCTGCTGCCCATGCGCTTCCATTCCATTGGGGTACTTGATTTAAAGTAGCTCCACTTTGCGTTAAATTGGATAATGTGTGTGTATGTGTTACCTCTGCTTTTTCTTCTAACATTGCTTCAAACTTTGTAGTTTGAACTTTAGTTTCTAAAGCAACTGTAAGTTCAGTTGTTTTTTTTAAAGAAGAAGACAACAGAGTTTGTAGTTTTTTATTTAATAATTGCTGCTGTTGTAAGGCTTTACTTGAACTCATTACTTACATTTTCTATTTTTAGGACATGATGTCTTAGACTTACCGGGTCCACCCCATAGGTCTTTGCATGCCCAGTATTTAGCAGTGAGTTTATTACTTGCGGAATCACACTTATGTCTAGCCTTGAAAGACTTACGAGCTTCAGGACTATAGTTGTTACCATAACCTGCTGC